ATCTTTGCCATCGCTATATGTATCCCCTTCGTGGTCCTCAGTATGAGGAATGTCTAGCATCCAGTCTTCATCTTGCAGGGTGTATTCGCCTGACCTTTTATTGGCTCGCTCTCTGTTAATGTGGTGAATAAAATCGCGGCTCATTGAAGCCGTCGCAATACCTTCAGGCGATTGATGATATGCTTTTAGTTTCTCGCTTTTAGCCTGTCGAATCTCTGGCGTTTGTTCCCTTCCGTTGGCACAGGAGTACCCGCAGAATGGTCCTCTTTTTTTGTGAGTGATCCCACACTTAGGGCATGTCTTTAATGTCGGCATTTCTCGCTAGTTCGGTTGCAGGTGCGTTAATCGCTCAGGAATTTAACCATATTATGCCTAATACCATAGCTTCCTACTAGTTCTTTGTACTCTCTGGCTATGATTTTCTCACTCTTAAATACGGTAGCATAATAGTTGTTGTTACCATTATCTATAGTTTCCCAATCATCTTCGGTTGCATAGCATTGGTTTATATTGATATGAATGGATTCTTCTTCTATTCCATCTAGAGTTCTTATTGCGGGACTATAATACCATACAATAAGCACGTAATCGGATGGTCTTTTGGAGTATTTACCACCCATCCATTTTACTCTCTCAGGATTCTTTTGATTGGAGCCAGTAACTTTAATCTCGCACTTGGTATTGGTGTCTATGAATAATAAATCTGGATCTCTATCTGATTGTGCTTGAATGGTATTGTACCCGATGGAATTGAAGTAATTAGCGGATTGTGTCTCAAATATATTGGACATAATCTCCGACTTTAGTTTCTTACTGGATATGAATGGAAAGATTGGCAAGACTGTTTTTGTTACCAGTTCGGATATTCTAATCCAATGGTGTTGTTCATATGGATTCATTCTTTCTTTTCGCTCCTATACATACTCATTATCCCCACAGTCAATAGAAACCACCATGCTGACCAATCGTATTCTATGACAAGATAAGCTGTCCCTGCAAATAGGCATAGATTATATAATGCGATTATTAATACCGTGATAGGATTTACCATTCTTCAACTCCCACGACTGGCACTACCACTTTACACATTGTACCATTGATTGCAGTATTATACTCCAAGTCAATACAATATCCAATAGCATTTTGTTTATATACCAGATTGAAATATTGTATTTTGTGGTCATTTAATACTTTGGTGATTTCTTCTATATCGCTTTTGTTTAAGGCTATCTTACTCATTTAATAATGTCCTGCTTTCAATGTCCCAATATTTTTCTACCGCGAACCTAGCATAATCTGAATCAATATATGTACCTAGAATATACTCGGTTTCTTTGTATATCTTGGCTCCCCATATACTATTCTGAGTGCCGACCTTGTAGGATGCGCCGATGATTTTACCATCAATATCATCATAATACACCCATTGGGAGTATTCTTTTTCTTGCCACTTTTTCATCGGTCAATCCTTGGTGGGCTAGGGAATGCAAATACCGCTTGAGGATTTAATTCCTCGGTGTTGCTGAGTTTTTCTATAATAGCTTTAAGCCTGATTATTTCTTGCTCTAGTTCTTTCACGTATTCATCAATATCATTATTATACATAAACGTCTATCCTTTTCCCTTTGCTTGGGTGTTCAATTCTCTTTTGATTTGCTTTTCTGACATATTCCAGATGGTCACGGTGAATCCGTTCCTGTTTGTCTTTGATTCGGTGATACTCTATTCTCTGTTGGACTTGTGATATTTTCATTTGAATTCTTGGAATATTCTTAACAGTGGATCTGGATATGGCATTGTTGCTTTTGTTGATAGAATATCCAGAATTAACCGAATATCTTCCCTCTCACGCCAGGAGCCATAGAACCAGCCTTTTACATTGGTATGACCCATAAACGTTTCAAAACCTGCTACGTAAACAAAATCTTTTCTTTCATATAACTCTGGGTAGGCTTTCAATTTACGTTTTACAAAAAAATCAAATTCGTAATGTGTGCCTGTAATTACAAAATACTTCATTTGTTCTTTTTTCCATACATTAATTGCATTGCATCAAATACACAATCATCAATTGGATTGTGCTTTGTAATATGTAGCTTAGAATCAAATGCTTCTACCCAGGCTGGTGTATCCACTTCCACATATCCATTCTTGGTACCATACAGAAAATCTACCGCAGTTCGCACATCACGCCAGCGAGAGAATGGCCATATAGGTTTTAACTCTAGTTGTTCTTCCATACTATCAAGGACCAGTTGGTCTAGGTTGCCTCTAGCCCAGACCCAACACTTCGAATCGTTTTTTGTATTTGCCCATTGGCGCATAGCCTCATACCCAATTTCAAATGTAATATCATCAGCACGTGGCTTAAATGATTTGTTCCGGGCGTTCTCACATTGTTTGGACCACCACTCAATGGTTGTCTTACCAACTTTGCGATCCAATCGCTTGATTTGATCCTGTACATCAAACTTCACAAAGAACGCGGAGTCTCGTAATTGTGTGTGGCTCGGCTCTTTATCTGGTTCAAAATAAATCGCAGCCATTGATAGGATCACCGAATTAGATTCTTTACCGAGAGTCTCAACATCAAATATAAACATAATGGTCCAATTAAAAAGGGGCTATAGTTCATTATACTACAGCCCCTCAGAAATTACAGGCAATTATTTAATCTGTGCCCATACCTTTGATTTGATTTGACTAGTCAATGATTCTGGTAGATGAACATAATCCAATTCTTCGGATAGTTTCTTACCATTTTTGAATGACCAATCAAAAAACTTTAGCACTTCCTCAGATGCTTTCTTGTCAACTGGATCCTTGTACATGATAATGAATGATGCTGTGGTTACAGGCCATGTATTATCGCCTCTTTGATCCACAATGGATACACCCATACCTGGTACTGAGAACCAATCAGCACCGACCGCAGCCGATGCAAATGTCAAATCATCTGGGCTAACATACTTACCATTTTTGTTTTGTAATTGCATGAATGTCAAATTGTTTTTCTTTACATACGCATACTCAACATAACCAATAGAACCTTTTACTCTGGTTACATTAGCAGCCACACCTTCATTGCCCTTACCGCCAACGGATGAGGCTGCGGGCCATTTAACGGCTGCGCCCTTGCCAACTCTATCGGCCCATGGCTTTGATACTGTTGCAAGATAATCAGTCCAATTAAATGTGGTACCTGATCCATCAGCACGGTGCACCACTGTGATATTCGTATCTGGCAATTTCTTACCTGGGTTCAATGCTTGTAGCTTTGGATCATTCCACTTTACAATATCACCCATGAATACTTCTGCTAGAACAGGACCAGTGATACGTAACTCACCAGCTTTGAATCCATCAAGATTTATAATCGGTACAGTACCGCCGATGATAGCTGGGAATTGTATCTGACCCAACTTATCAAGGTCTTCACCTTTGACTGGTGCATCGGTAGCACCAAATGTAACTGTCTTGTTGTTAATCTGGCGTATACCACCAGATGAACCGATTGATTGATAGTTTAATTTAACACCAGTTTCTTTACTATAGGCTTCGGCCCATTTAGCATAGATTGGATAAGGGAATGTAGCACCAGCGCCTGTGATATCTGCGGCTGATACTGTGATTGATATAGTGGCTAATATGCTTGCAATTAGTCTTTTCATTTTGAATCCTTATAGTTGATATGGGACAACCCCATACACTTATCTAGATTTTAATGTAATTGAAACAAAACTGTCACAATTCAAATAATCTGTTCGGTTTGTTTTTTGGTACCAATGCCAACATCAAGTCCGAGTAATGTGAAGCCTCGGTAGTTGTCTTCAGATTCAGCCCTAATCATTCTATTTGCCAATCTAAACTTAATATACTTTACTTCTTCACTCTCATAATACTTACCATCATCGCCTGGGTATGATTTCCATTTAATGCTGTATGCGAGTACTAACTCATATTTGTTTAGTGTGAATCGTTTTGTGTATTGCATAATAGATTATTGATTTGTTCTATTGGCACAAGACCACCGAATGAAAATATAATTCTTTCACCACCTTTTATCGGTGTGCTTGAATGATACTCCATACTAGCCAAACATAACCATAAATCACCTTCTTCAACATGTATAATTTCATCATCAAGAATTGGATCACCACCGATGGGTGGTTTCTTAATCATCAAATTACATCTGGTGTGGACTAGTCCTTCAGGGGCTTTATCAATATGCCTGTGAGCAAAAGCACCATCAATAAAATGATTACCCGTGAAACATTTAAACATTGGTTCTACAGAAACAGGAGTGAGTTCAAACTCTGAAAATGCTTTTGACCACAGTGGATGTGAATCTTGCATTGAATATCTTCTGTCACGCCCAAAAGGATTAGTAATAAATCCCTTTGTGGCCGGCGTCACTTCATTTGCACATGACCAAGATTTAACTATTCTTTTTTTAACTATCACAAAATAGCAATGCGCTCAGATGTTTGTAACGCTTGGGCAATAGATCCTTTTGGCACCATATCGGGATCCAATATTTCACCAGTTTCTTTATCTCTTAGCGCATGAATACAATAAGCAACAGTGTTTTCGGATAATGCTTCCAATTCATGCACTTTGTCTTTGTGAATATAAATCATGTGAGGTGCAGTAAATTCTGTTTCCTGACCATCAATAGTAACTTTTAATTTGCCTTTAGCAAGCAAAGTCAAGTGGTCATGTTGATGTACATGGCCAATCTCAATATCACCTACATTTTTAAAATGCATCATGCGTGTGAATAAATTTTCAACACATCCTAATTTAACATCTACGCTCATAGAAAATCTCCCTCTGGTTGGCCGTTAATTGAAACTGGAATAATTAAATGGGGTTGAAGTTCAATGGGAGGATTATCTGGTTCTTCATATTCAGCAATTGGACCAAACTCACCAGATAAGGATCTTTCCCATATTTCTTTTGTGTGGGTATAAATCAATCCTTCAGCTTCCGATTTTGTACAATGAAAAGGAACAAACTCTTCCCAAAGATGATTGAAGTTTACTTCACAATTAAATGCGGTATGTTCCGGATTAGTCCATTTTAAATTACGGACAACTGTATAATTAATTTGTTCTATAATCATTTTTTTCTTTCAAAATTAAGATATTCTTTGATACATGCCCAAAAAGTGAGTTGAGACAACTGCGCCATAATAAGAGGTCTGAGTGGTGGGTATTCTGTTGGCATGGGCGCTTACAAGTCTCCATGTTCCCGCCTGATTAACTACAACCATAGCATAATCGGAACGCCAAGTTATTGGACTACTTGTGGAATTTACAAAGTTACCGTTGGCGGCGGTAGGTTCAAATGGATTTTGATTGAATGCTGAAGTTTGCGAACTAACTCTATACAAATAACTACCGGAAATAGTCTCGTTGGGGAGAATCCGAGTGTTATATGTTAATATAAATCCACCGTATGCACCTACGGCCGTAAACCCAGCGGCTCCGCCAGCCGCAGTTGTTTGTGTTGTAGCATCGTTAAATGTTAGTGTTGTTCCCGACATTGTTAAAGCCATTTTATCTCCTTAGAATTCTCTGTGGTCTTGATGAACCGTTGCATCTTTTTCTATGATTATATTTATATAGTCTACTGCACCATCTTCCGAATCGCAATATCGGATAATCGTCTGGCCAGTATATTTTGAGGTAAAAATTAAAAGGATGCCGGTATTCTTATAGATGGAGAATTTAATAACCCAGCCGTTGCGAACGACTGGGTGAAAGCAATTGAGATTACTTTTGATTTCCTGCAGGCGCAAGGTCTGAGAATTCTTCAACGATTTTTCTTGCATTTTTACTAAGTTCCGATCCCATATATGTTAGCCCATACGTATATGTAGCATAATCGGTACCTATAAATTTGTTGAATGCTTTGACGCCAGCATTGAATGCTTGTTCGTTTGCATCAATCATTGCGATTGTGAATTCTTTTGATTTGGTTTGAATTTGTGTGATATCCATTTTGTTTTTCCTTATTGATAAGCGATTGGTGAATTAAATTCCTTAATAAGCAATTTTAATTCTTGGTAAAGTTCTTGTATATGATTTTTCATTTGTTATGCACTCCTGTGTCATACAAATATATATGTTGCGTTGCAATAAAAACTAAG